CTATGAAATTCAGCAGTATCGTTTATATATTGTTGATCTATTTCCATTTATTTAACTCCATATAGTTTAAGTGTACCAGCACTAATGTCTGTATTGGAGTGTTCGATAACCAATGAAGTAATTGCTGCTGTTGCATTTATAAAACCATTTGTTGTTAACACACCTTCTTTCTGTCCTGCTCCACCTGTGTATTGGTAACAATGTGTCATTTCAAATGTTTTTCTTGTTCCTTCATTCAAAAGATGCAAAGTAAAATGTGCATAATTTTGACCACTATCAAAACCAACCACACCAGTTTGATTTACATAAAAACCAGTTGCGTCTTGAACACCAATATTAGAATATGAATTATTGTAATCTAACCTCTGCATTACATATTGATGAATCGTTGAAGAATCACCATTGAAGTTTAAACGTACATCACCAACCGACCCACCGCCAGATCTGGCAATACCATAAAGTTGTCCATATAAATATGTGTAACCTGTCAGGGTTAAACTAACATTTGCCGAAACTGCACCACTACTTGTAAGAGTTGTTGTGGATAATAATGTCATACCACCTGTATCTATTCCAGAAACACCACTATTTGTAATCGACATTCTTTCAATACCACCAGTTGAAAACTTGATAGTGTCAGCAGAAGGAAATGTTATACCAGTATTGCTATCTGTTCCTGTTAATGCTGGTGCAGAAACTGACCCATCAACCCCAGAGATACCAGTAGTGCCGTTAATGTTTAAAGCCATAATTAAAGAATAACAAGGATTGCACCAGATGGCACAGTTACAGTTACACCCGAATTTATTGTAGGACTAACTGTGTGTGCGTTTTTGCCAGAAGATAAAGTGTAATTTGTTGTAACCGCCTGGTCACTCTCAAAAAATACTTCATCAGTACCACCACCAGTAGCACCTGCACCTCCTCCTATCGCACCCCAAGCACCATTATTGTACCCTTCAAACTGGTTTAGGGTGCTGTTATGCCTAAACATACCAACCGCAGGGCTGGCATCCCTTTGTGCAGTTGTACCAGATGGAATAGTTAGGCTAGATGTATAGTTATGGGTTACTTTACCTGTAAATGTTGCACCTGCTAATGGTGCTAATCCTAAATTTGTTTGTGTTACATTTCCTATTGTTATATATCCATTATTAGCTGCATTTCTAATTTTTAAAAGGTTAGATGTTGTATTAACAGATAATTGAAAAGCTACGTTTGCACTAGGGTCACTACTACCACTATTTAGAGTCTGTATTGCACCTAAAACAGCATTAATATCACTTCTTACATTTGCACCTGTATCATTAGCTATCGTATAGTCTGTAACCTGTGACATAACTAAATTACTTTACTTTAATTTTAAGCACCTTTACCAAATCCTACCGCACTATAGTTAAAATTTCTACTAATACTTGCATTTGATGAGTTTTTGAAATGGACAGTAAAACCAGTACCAGATACATTAGTAACTTCAAAATAATCTCCACTAGCCATATTCTGTGCAGTAATACCGATAGAAGGTAGGCTACTGTTTACACCATTTAATGCAGAAGTGCCTGTGAAAAAAGATTTATCAAATGTAATAGCTTTTGCACCTGCACCACTACTTATTGCTGTAGCACTTTGTTCTGTTCTTCTTTGAAATGTAGCTGTATATCCTAATTGACTTACCTTAATATCCTGTGCTGTATCTGTACTTGTTAATTTAGCTCTAAATTGTAAACCTCTTGCCTTATACGTACCATTAGCGAAAGTTTGAAATGCAGTATACGTAGGTGAACCAGATGGATCTGTTTGTGTTGTTCTTACAAGTAGTTCTGCATTAACCTTAGTAGCCTCTGTGCCGTCAAAGTCTGTATAGTCATCTATTAAACCTCTTGCATCTAATAAATTACTTGGTAAAAAACCTTCTGTTAAAAAATGTCTTTGCAAGTCAACAGAAAATACACCACCTAAATCTAATGTTGTTGCAAAATCATATGTGCCTAATGGTACTATTCCACCAAAATCATCTAATGAGGTAACAGCATCAAAATTTGTAATATCATCAAAATTACCACCACCTACAAGATTAAGACTATTTGTAGTTGCATCAAATGCTACGTTAGTTTTTGCACCTTGAAACTTAGGACTATCTGTATCTTCTCTTCTTGTCTGTACTAGTAAAGATCCCTGTGTATCAGGTAAATCTAAAATTATAGATGTAGAACTAGCACTTAAATTACCAGAATCATCAGCAAATCTAAGTAAGTATTCACCTTCTAATCTAGGTACAATAGCTTCTGTTGTATTACCAGCTAATGCTTCTATAAGGTCTACTGAGTTAGAAAATGTACCGCTACCATCTGTTTTTGTAGAATGTCTTACATAAACCCTACCACCATGTATAACATCAACATCTGTTGATAAATCCCACCTTAGTCTTATTACCTTATCTGTTAAAGGTTCTGCTGTTAGATTCTGTACATTTGCAGGTATAGCAGTTTTACCAACAGCATTAAATGTTATATCAGTAGATGTTGCACTAATTTCTAACGCTGCATTATATGCAAATACCTGTATCTCATATACACCTTTTTCTGTATTAAATATCTCATAATCAGGTCGACTTACTGTCTGTGAAGTGTAGTTACCATTATTAAACCTGTAATTAACTTGATATTGTGTAACACCTACTATTGGTTGCCAGCTAATTATCAACTTTGCTACTGCCTGATTATTTATAACTACAATTTTTTCATCTACTAATAAGTTATTTGGTGGGTCTACAGGTTGGTTCAATATAGATACTGTTCTAGTAGGTAATGCAGTACCATCTTCTATAAACGCATATTTCTCAGGTACATAAGATAAAGCACTAATGTTGTAGTTTACTGAGTCCTGTTCTTCTACTGATATAACTCTAAATTTTTGTGCAACTACTGTTGTATCTTGTATTAACCAGATTGTATTAACATTAGGTGTTGTACTAAATGCACTATCTACAGAAACAACAGCACCAGATATACCTGTAATATTTTTTGTTTCTACTGTACCATCAGGCATTATTACGCTGATTGTCGGATTATTTGTAGTTGGTAAATCAGTATTAGTAGTATCATCTACAGTTATTGTTGTTGTTGTAGCCGCATTTACCCTTCCACCTCTACGTACACCTGCCCTTACAGGATCATTTATTTCTATTACTGCACCAGGTCTTAGTATTACACCGCTATCAATAGAAGTTGTAAATGTGATAACTTCGCTTTCATTTTGTTCTGCAAATAAAATAGCCCTACCTAATCTTGCTGCCTGACCTCTTGAAGTACACGCAAAGGCATTAACTTGCTTAAGATTAACTCCTAATTTATTAACAGCAGAAGTATCTTCTACAACTTCAAAATCTATTTCCTGTGTATCCATATTAAAGTAGGAAACACTTACTACGCTGTGTCTTTGTTTTAAATCGCTGCCTGTATAGCTAAAACCCTCTTCTGATACATTTGACAGGTTAAATAAATAACTGGCATCTGTTGGTTTATCCTGTGTAATTATCATTGAACCTGCTGACCATATTGGCATACAACGCATTACACCAGATAACTCATTTATTAAGTCAAATGCCTCTGCTGCACTCTGTATATTTACATTGCATGAAAATCTAGCTTCCTGACCACCTAAACCATCATCTACAAGCGTATTTGCAAATTTTGATGCAGTAACAAAAGAAAATAAATCTAATGATGCGTCTGTAATATGATTGCCTAACCCATACCTAGTATCTGTTAAAAGGTCTAGTAATACCATTGCAGGGCATGAACACCAAACAGCAGCACCCATAACACCGTTAAATATATAACCAGTTGGATATATAATTCTACCTGTCTGTAAATCTACAGTTGGTGTACCTGACCCATTAGCACCTGCACCTGGTATTCTTACTTTTATTCCACGTATCCTATATTTTCTTGTTGGGATAGAACTAAACTGTTGGGAATCTAAACGTAAAGATAAATATGCACTATCTGGATATGTTTGCTTATCGTCAATAATTTCTGCAAAACTTGTCCATTGAAATGCGTTTATTAATGATGTAGATGTACTGTCAGCAGTAACTCTAGATACTCTTATATCAACAGGAAAAGCACCTGTTAGATTTATTCTGTAATCCTTTTGATAAGCATCAGCAGTTCTACCTGTAATTGTATCTGTAATAACTGTTGTAAAGCCACCGCTATTATATTGAATTGCTATTGATAGTTCTACAGTTGAACCTAATAAATCACCTTTATCTGTAGCTTCCTGTATCTGTGGAAATGTAATTGCAACCTTAACAGCATCAACATCTGTATTAGTAATACTTCTTGTAACAGGTGTTGCTTTAGTTACTACAACCCCTACATCAGTTGTAGATTCTGAACTCTCAATTCCTGGTATATGTGTTTGATTGTTTGTACCAAATCTAGGTGTAAAGGCTACATCTTGAAAATTAAAATCTGTAGTATTCGGACTAGATGAAGAAGCACTAGATTGTAAAACAGCAGTATCATTTAAAAAAACATCTTTTAGTGCAGCATTGTTATATGCAGTAGTTCCTTTTGTAAGACCTTCCTTTGATGCAGTAGCAAAACCTTCTATCTCACCTTCTGATACTAAATCTAGAAAAGATGCAAACTGTTTACTATGTAAAGTATCAGGTGTTCTAGTTGGTTGTGGTGGCTGTGGTGGTGATGGTCTGCCACCTGCACCTTTAATAAATTTAGGTTTTGTCATGCTCTAACCTGTTCAGTATCAATACCTGCACTTATTACAACACTACCTGTAAATATTTCACCATAAACAATAGGATGTGTTGTACCTGCCCTACTTGATTGTTGTATTCCGTTAAATCCAAAGGATATTCTAGGATCAGATGGATTACTTATATCTTTAGGTTTTGGTACAGGAAATAACATTTCACTTACACCACTTAATACCATACTTGCACCTATTAAACTAACTGCTGTACCTACTTTTGTTAATACACCACCTGCAACAGCAGCTTTACCAAAAAAACTTGTAGTACCAAATGCACCAGCACCAGGAAATAAAAATGATGCACCAATTAATGCAGCACCAGTAAGAACTCTACCAAAACCACCACCTGCACCACTTATAACAGGTACAAAACTTATATCCTGTTGTCCTATAGGATGTTGTATTTCTGTCTTGTCTATCTCATATTTATTTACAAGTACCTTATATTGTCTGCTAGCCATATATGCTTCTGCATTAGGAAAATTATTTATTAAAAAACTTACAGCCTGTGCAACAGAATGTACTTTTACTTCAAACTGTTTATGGCCTATAAAATCAGCTAAATCACCATATAACTTAAGTTTAGTTAGCATACCTGTACCTCTTTCCTGTACATTTTAACAACCATTGACTATAAGGTTCTCTTGTACTTAGTCTATCTGCTAAATGGTGCAATACATCACCATCTATAAAAAGAGCTACATGATTTAAACCATTAGCCATTATTGACATAAATAATAAATCTCCATTTTGTAATTTATCTTCTGGTTTAAGTTCTGTAAAACCTGTATCTGCTGCACATCTTTCAAACATGGGATCTTCTATAAATTCTTCTGGTGTTGTAGGTCTTTGCCAATCTCTCAACTCTATACCTTTATTTTCTTTATACCAATCTCTAACTAACGCCCAACAATCAGTTACACCCCATACCCATTGCCTACCTATTAAAGGTGCTTTATATCCTGTTGGTTCACAGTAACCCCATGTTTCTGTTTTAGGATTTACTATATGCCATTTTAATTTACTTTGTTCACACGCTACCCTGTCAGCATTACTAGGTGATGGTGGTGTAACAGGGTGACTATGTACTACTGCTGTTATAAGCCCTAAATTATCACAGGCTACATAATCTTCTGGATCTAAAATAAAGCATTGATGGCCTGTTAATGATAAATTTCTACATGGGAAATATTTTTCTTTGCCTTTTATATTTACTAAAAGTCCACAGCTTTCTTTTGGATCTTCTATTTTTGCATGGGCTAATGCCTCTTGTTTCCAAGTCATTAAATAAATGTACCAATACTAGGAAATAATGCCCTTGTACATTGTCTACCAATCCTTACACCTGCTAAATCGAATGATGCAGCAAGTTCAAATGTAACCACGTTTCTGTTTTCTGCTGATTTTCTTGCAATAGTATATGTTATTTCTTCTTTTGCTGTAGGATCTGGTGTACCTAATGGATTTACTTGCTGTGAAGATGTTGTTGTAGTTGTTTGTGTTGTTGTATTAGGATTGTTCATTGTTATTGTATTACCCATATTGTTACCATGTGATGTGCAGTAATATCTAAGGTCACTAGGTGCAGAAGGGTATGCAGGTTGGTATACAACAGTAGCATCAGTTCCTAGTGTTCCAGTATTTGTTGTTGTCTGCTGTCCACCTGCATCAGATTTTATTCTTAATGGATGTCCTACATTACTGCTATGTGATTGATTGAATGTATATGTGCTACCACGTTTCATTGTAATTACTGGTTTTTGTACCCCATTTATTGCAAAAACATTATTACCACCGCTATCTTGTACAACTGTAACTGTATAAGTAACACTTTCTGCATCTGCTGGATCAGCTATTGTTGTTGTAGTGGTAGAAGATGTAGTAGTTACTGGAAAATTAACAGCATCAATATATTTAGCTGTAGTTCTTATACGTTTTACAGTTGCACCTGTTAAATCATTACCTGTAGTTACTGTATTTACATTTAATAATATTGCTGTGATTGTGCCTAATGCGTTACTAATACTAATTGTAGGTCTAGGTATCTGACCACGTTGATATGCAAAACCACTTGCCTCTACAGGAAAACGTAAATATGAATTACCAGCAAAAACTACTTCACCATTTAAATTTAAATTACTACCTGCATGAAATCTATAAGTTTGTGTAGAACCATGTAATGTAGCGTCAGTTGTCAGTTCAAATAATTCAATTACAGCAGATGGATTAAGACTTTGTAAGTCTGTAATAATAGGTGCTGTACTCATGGTTCAAACACCTCTCTAAAAGTAGCTGTAATAGTAGCCCTGTTAGGTAAATCTATTTTTTTACTCCATGAATCACATACAAACTTATAAGATGTGCTTTCACCTGGTGGTGTGTAATCAAAGCTAGCCCTATCTGTTGCTCTAGCATCTAAAAATGTTTCTATAGTATCGCTATCTGTTTCTGTAATATTATTCCATGCAAGACTATATTCCTTACCATTTTGATGTTCACTAAGGCCTAACTGTATTCTATGTTCATATCCGTCAGCAAATCTTATAACTCTAGTATTGGGTGCTGATTTTTTTGTAACGCCATAACTAGCTTCTATAGATGGAAATGTTGCCATTATGCTAATAATCCTCCTGGTCTTTTTTGTTTAATTAGTTCTGATTGTATTGCAGCAGCAATAGCTCTACCAAATTCTCTACCACCTTGTTCATCACCTTGTACAGAACTACCAGAAGCATCTACATTAACAACAATATTACCAATACCACCGCCTGTTGATTGTACGCCTAATTTTCCATTACTACCTCTACGTAAAGGTAATATAGCCTCTGCACCTGCCTCACCCATAAGGCCAATACCATTAGCCATAGGAAAAATAGTAGGTTTATTTACAACACCGCCATACGCATATTTCTGTACCTTACCATCAACAAAAGCATTACCATTTGCATTTCCAAATAGACCAGTTATAAAATTAGTAAAAGGTTTGGTTATAGTTTGCTGTATTGCAATACGTGCCATATCTGCAATCATTGAATTTGCTAAATTTCTAAAATTTAACTTACCTGTAGTAACAAAATTTACTAAGGCATCCTCCATACCTTTAATACCTTTTACAACAACATCTGCCATTGATTCGTTAAGGCTTTTTATGCTATCACCAAAACTTCTTAATTTATCCCTCATTGTTTGACCAAAAGATTTTTCTATAGCATCACCTGCACCATCAGCACTATCTTTGATATCTTGAAAATAACTAGCAGGTGCGTTTGTTGTTCCAGTAAATAATTCTTGTATTTTATTAAAACTTTCAGTAAATCTTTCTGAAAAACCTTTTGTAAAATCTTCTCCTAGTAATGATGTTAAATTACTTTTCTGCTGTGTTACAAATCTATTACCTAAATCTTTAGCAATATTACCTGCACCGCCTAATAATTTTTGAATAAAAGGTGGTATTTTTATATTGTCAAAAAACCCCTGTACACGTTTTGCTGCTACACCTATAACTCTTATAACTTCATCTACTAATTTTACAGTTGCAAATATACCAATAGCTATACCTCTTATTCCTATTTCTATAGCCTTAAAAAAGCCACTAAAATCATTTTCTGCACTAAATAATTCACTAAATACACCAACAATAGTATTTAATGCAGGTAGTAATGCATCTGTAAGCTGTTTCCTAAATCCATCAAATCTAATCGCCAATACTGCTATCTGGTCATTAAAAAATTCAGCATTTTGTGCAAATTCATCTGATACTGCATAATTAAATTCTGTTAATGATGCTGCACCTCCATTTAAAAGATTTATTAAACTTGCCCCTGATCTACCGAATATTTCCATTGCAATAGCAGCTTTTGTTGCACCATTTTCCATTTGTGAAAATCTATCTGCTACTTCTCCTAATACCTGTTCATTTGTTTTGAATGTACCGTCAACAGTTCTTACAGATATTCCTAAAGCATCAAAACTATCTGAATATGTAGCAACACCCTGATCTGCCTCCCTCATAGATTGTGCTAATCTTCTTAACCCCTTATCTATAGTTTCTTGACTAACACCTGCCAATTTTCCAGCGTTTACATATGCCTGTAATGTATTAGCAGCTATGCCTGTCTGATCTGATAATTTACCAAAACTATCTGCACTATCTATTGCACCTTTAACAAGTCCTACAAATGCACCACCAGAAATAAGAATACCAAAAGTTGCAAATGTTTTATTTAGCCCACCCATTGCAAGCCTTAAATTTTTAACACGCCCTGCAACCCCTTGCATAGAGTTACCTAGACGTTTTATAGAACCTGCACCTACAGTTTTTGCTGCTACTACTAGATCAAACTTTGCCATATTATTTATCTTTGTTTAATGCCTGTAATGCTGCTGCTTCCATAATCTGTAGGTTTTCTAACATAGCAACAGTATCTTCTACTAAATATAGTTTAATCATTTCTATTACAGATGTATAGTCTAAACCAATAATTCCACTTATTCCTACCCTCCATTGTGTCTGACATCTTAAGAACATTTGTACAGTATCCCAATTTTGTGAATATACATAAAAATTATCATCTATTTCTTTTTTTTCTGTTTTTATTCCTAATACTGCATCATCTTCTGCTGTTTTATCTATGACAGTTGAACCAACAGCCCAATATTCACCTGCCTGTGCTAGTTTTTTACAAATATTTCTTCATTTGATTCCATAAAAGCAAAACCTACAGCAGTAGCAAATCCTCTTACTTCTAGTAATTGATTTAATGTATTTTTATTAAATGGTACTTCTTGACCTTCTGAATCTACTAAATCTTCCCATCCAAGTAATACTTCTTTTGCAACATCTATATCATCTATCTGTTTTTCCTCTACCATCTTTATCATTTCCTTAAACCTAGATTGCGAAATGTTTTTAAAATGTGCTGTAAATATTTCCTGAGTTACTTCACCATCTTTATTTATTTTTACAACTACTTTCCATTTATATGTAGGTTTCTGGTCAATAACAAAAGGCATAACAAAATAGGTATATACATACTAGGGTAGACCCTATTTATAATCTATGCAACTTTAGGTATATACTAATGAAAATTCTGTATTTCCAGCACTTGTAGGTGTTGCCATAAATGGAAGATTTAGCATTGTTATACCATCTGATTCTTCATATGTAGGCTGCCCTAAATCTGTTTGTGGACAAGATACAGTAACCCTATTACCTGCGGTTGTTCCATGTAACCATGTGTTTGTGCCAGTTGATGTGCCAGTATAATCTGTAAAAAAGTTATGGGCTGACAATGCAGGGTTTTCTATAACTGCTGTACCTGATGGTCTGCGGTCTGTAATTAATACTTCTTTTGTGCCACCTACTAATTCTCTATATATAACTTCATTATTAAAATCTAGATTCCAAGATTGTAATGCTGCTGCAAAACCAAATATTGCAAAGTTAGATGTACTGCCATTTTTAAATATAAGAGGTGATGCCTGATTGCTAACTGTTACAGAAGGTAACGCATCATCAGTAGGTGCTGTAAATAGTCCAGTTAAAGAGAAAGAAATACGTGGAATATTATTTACTTCACAGTTAATACTAAATGTGCCTCTACAGCCTTTAACAATATGTCTAATGCCATCATAGTTAACAAATAATGTAACGCTATCTGAAGGGGTAGTAACTGGTGCATAAGTAACTGTATTTCCACCACTAATTGTTTCTGATAAACCACACGCTTTTAATATCGCACCATACTTAGGTGCAGTACCAGCAGATCCACTACCAGCCATTTCTACATCAAAGGTTACGTTAACTCTTGTATTAGCAGGTATTACTTCATAGTTACCCATGTATGGCCTTATTAGATCTCTGGATACTTCATCACTAACAATAGGTTCTATATTTAAATCTATTACCTGTACATAGTTAGCACTACCTGTAGGGTTAGGGTTTGTACCATAACTAGATTCTGCTTTAGCTAATATGCTTCTTTTTCTGTGTAGCTTTGGCATTGTTACATTAAATCAGTATGTTTATATAATATATGTTTTTAGTAAGAAACACCATCTATTGCGTTAAATCGTCTATTTCTGTTCTATATCGCACTATATATTCAACTCCTATAACTCCACCAGGCTGATCTGCGTCTAGTAATTCAAAAGAGGTATCTGATGGTTGTACATCAATAGCTAAATTATTTACTGTTAAATCTGCCATTACTTTACTATGCAGACTTTCTACAGTTGCATCTGCCACATTATCAGGTACATCACCCCTTACTATTACACTTATTCTTACTGTTAAAGAATGGTCAAGTGTAGGTAATGATGTATTTTGTTCAACAGTATCACTAACAGGTTCTAATACTAATGCAGGTGATTCACCTCTAGTTAATGGTACTACTCTGCTTCTGTAGATCCTTGTACTAACTCCTGTTGTATTAGCAAGTGTTGTAAGTAACCTTGCCATAATCTGTTCACGTTTAGTAGTCATGTTTTCTGTATTGCAATTTCACAAAATGCACCA